GCAAGTTGGCTGATGACATCCTGCGTAATGCCAACTACCTGTGGCCGATGGACGAGGAGAAGAACACATGACCAAAGAAGACGCACTCAAACTGATCAAGCTGCTGTCCGCGATGGAGAGCTGGGCGTTCAGCACCAAGACCCAACTGCCCGACTACCTGCACGAAGACCTGTGTCTTTCTGTGGAGAAGTTGGAGAAAATTGTTTTGAAGGAGAAGCCGTGAGAAAGCGTAGCAAGTACAAACCCCGGCAGATCATCCCGGACACCATGACGTGGGTGCGTGCGGGCCTGAAAAAAGTTGACGAGATCAGCGCAGGCACCACGCTCAAAATCCGCAACCACGATGCCATGAACAACCTGCGCCTTGGCGTGGCCGCGCGATTTGACATTGACGCGCTCATTGACGCTGCGAACATCACCGAAGCGCTGGCCAATCGAGGCATAGGTGAGGACTGGAAGCCGGAGATACGCGCTGGGCAAGATGCCATCCTTGCACTGGCCCGCCGGGGTGTGGCCAACAGCTTCCGGTTTGTCGCCAAAGGCCCTGAGCTTGTGGCTTTGAACCTGCTCATTGAGGTTCATGATGCGCAGCTTGAGACCGTGACCGTCAAGCAGCTTGAGACCGCCATGGCCGATGTCATGGAGAGCTTGCGCTTGAAGAAGATGCGGCCCATAGTGGAGCGCCCCCATGCAGGTTCTTGACCTCGTTCAATTCGATCCTACCCGCAACTGTTTTGTTCTGAAAGGTGATATGCAAAACTACCCACCCAAGTGGCCCGACGGCACTCCGAAGTCCACCACCAATGTGTTTAACTGGCGCACAGACGCGCCGTCCACCGCGCCCAAAAAGCCACCCCTCAACGCACGAGCGAAAGACTTGAACTCCCATGGCGACTTCCACACCACCACCAAACTCAACGCTGCGCGCATCCCCTACGGCCGCTCAGGAAAGTTCAAAGACCTCACTGCCAAAATATGATTCGACGTGGCCCTTCCGCGTCGTCTATGGCACCATCCCCACCCTGAAAGAAAACCATGAGCCAAATTGAAATGTTCCCCGACCTGCAGGCTAGTGCGCTTGACGTGCAAGTTGCTGGCGACCACTACAAAACGCTGGCTATCCAGCCTGTTGAGTACATCCATGCCAACAAGATTGGCTACTTCGAGGGCAACGTGATCAAATACGTGTCCCGCTGGCGCAGCAAGAACGGCATCAAAGACTTGGAAAAAGCCAAGCACTACATTGAGCTGCTGATCGAATTGGAGACCCGCCATGGCAACGCCTGAAAGCCTTGTAAAGAAAAAAATCCATGCGATCCTTAAGGAGCGCGGGGCGTACGCCGTCAACTACATCGGCGGCATCTCCGCCAACAACGGCACGCCGGACATCCTTGCGTGCCTCCACGGGCGGTTCGTTGCGATCGAGGCCAAGGCTGGCAAGAACAAGCCAACCGACCTGCAAACTCTTAACCTTAAAAGAATTGACGATGCGGGGGGCCTTGCGTTCGTCATCAACGAAACCAACCTGAGTGTGCTGGAGGTGATGCTCGATGACCCGACCCACGCCCGATCCAATTACAAGCTTTTTGCAAAGCCACTCACCGAAGCTGACGCCGGAGCAAGAGCGCCAACTAAACGCAAACCTAAAGAGGCGTGAACGATATGCCAAAAAGAAAAACCTCAACTGGACCCCAGACCAACCCGGGCTGCTCGGACGGAGCCCTGCTGGTGATCACACGGATGCAGAGCAACCCTGAAGACTTCCGTGGGTACGACGCCCGCTTGCGGGATGTGCTGGAGGCTGCGCAGCGCACTTTGACCCAGCCCAGCACGGCATCAGCCGCATACCAGATGTCCCGCCGGGACGCACAGGCCATCATGACTGCAGCAGAGACGTATTTGTTTGAACCGTGGCTTATGGAGTCCGTGCTGCGCGCAATCGCTCCAGCGCAGCCCCGCAAGGAAGTGGGCCTTACCACTGCGAGGTACAAGCAGGAAGAGGCCAAGCGGCGCGAGTACGCCAACACCGCCACCACCGCCACCGCCACCGCCACCGCGTGGGCTCCAACCTTTGAAGAGTCGTTCCAACGCGAGATGGAGAGGTACAAGCAGGAAGATTTCAAGCGGCGCGAGTACGAGTACGCGATGAATAAAAAACCCTTTGGGGACTTTGTATGAAGCTCATTACGATCGATCTGGAGACGTACTACAGCGCGGACTTCGGGTTCTCCAAACTCACGACGGAAGAGTACGTGCGGGACCCGCGCTGGGAGACCATCGGGTTCTCCTACAAAGTCAACGACGGCCCAACGCAGTGGGTGCCCCGGCCCTACGTGACATCGGTACTGGCCAGCATCGACTGGTCCGATGCCATGGTCGTGGCGCAGAACACCGCGTTTGACGGTGCGGTCTTGGCGTGGCACTACGGCGTCAACCCGATGGCGTGGGTGGACATCATGGGCATGTCCCGTGCGCTGTACCCTCATGAGAAGTCGCACAGCCTCAAGGCGCAGGCCGAGCGCGCCGGTGTGGGGGTCAAGGGCGACGAGGTGGACGCCGCCAAGGGCAAACGCTACGCCGACTTCACCAGCACTGAGCTGGCCCGGTATGGCGCGTACTGCAGCAACGACGTGGCGCTGACCTACGACCTGTTCATGCGGTACATGGGCATGGGCTTCCCCAAGCAGGAGCTCAAGCTGATTGACCTGACGCTGCGCATGTTCATCGACCCCGTGCTGGAGCTGGACGCAGTGCAACTGGCGGAGCATCTGGAGTCGGTCAAGGAGAGCAAGGTAACACTCCTCGAATCCGTGCGGGACTACATGCTCAAGGACGCAGACCCCGAGTATGTGCACGCCATCTACACCGAGGGCACCGCAGGCCTCAAAACGCTGCTCATGTCCAACGACAAGTTCGCGCTGGCCCTGCGGTCACTGGGCATCGAGCCCCCCACCAAGATCAGCCCCGCCACCAAAAAGACGGCATGGGCATTTGCCAAAACAGACGAAGCGTTCAAGGCGCTGCAGGAGCATGAAGATGAGCGAGTACAAGCGTTGGTGGCTGCCCGACTCGGGAATAAAACCACACTGGAGGAAACTCGTACGGAGCGTTTTATTGGGATGGCTCGTCGCGGCAAGTTTCCGGTTCCTCTGCGTTACTACGGTGCTCATTCTGGTCGTTGGTCTGGCCAAGATTCTGTAAACCTGCAGAACCTGCCGTCGCGCGGCGCGAACGCTGGCAAGATCAAGAAAGCCATCAGGGCCCCCAAGGGCTACGTGGTGATCGATTGCGACTCTGCGCAGATCGAAGCGCGAGTGCTGGCGTGGCTGGCCGGGCAGGAAAATCTGGTGCAGGCGTTCCGCGACAAGCACGATGTGTACAAGCTCATGGCCACACAGATTTACGGCATCCGCATGGAGGACGTGACCAAGACCCAGCGCCAAGTTGGCAAGACCGTGGTATTGGGTGCAGGCTATGGCGTCGGCCACGTCAAGCTGCAGATGTTCCTCAAGACCCAAGCTGGGGTCGAGGTCCCGCTGGAGGAGGCCAAGCGCATCATCGATACCTACCGCAGCAGCGCGTTCTGCATTGCTCAGTTCTGGCGCTCCGCTGGTGACGCGCTCAAGGCGCTGCTGACTGGCCAGACCATGCAGCTTGACGCTGTGGGGTTGATCCGCGCAGTGCCCGGCAAGGGTTTGACATTGCCCAACGGGCTGCACATCCAGTACCCCGGCTTGCGCGAGGTGCCCAACCCCGACACCGGCAAGTTTGAGATGGTCTACACCTCCAAGGGGCTGCCGGTACGCATCTACGGCGGGAAGGTCGTGGAGAACATCTGTCAGGCTGTGGCCCGCCAGATCGTGGCCGAGCAGATGCTGCGGGTGTCCAAGCGGTACAAGGTCGTGCTGACGGTGCATGATAGCGTTGCTATAATCGCCCCAGAAACTGAAAAGGACGCGGCTATGGAGTACATCATTGAGTGCATGAGCTGGAACCCCAAGTGGGCCGTCGGACTGCCGCTGTCGTGCGAAGCTGGATGGGGGCACAGCTATGGTGGTTGAAGTCGGAAGTCAGTACGGACGCCTCACGGTTACTGCGCCCGCCGCTCAGGGTTGGGCACAGTGGGTTTGCACCTGCGATTGCGGGGCCGTCGTAACGCTCCGCGCCAACAAGCTGCTGAGTGGGAACAATAAATCCTGCGGCTGTTTAAAGCGATCGGTACTTGGCGACGCAACCCGCACACACGGGCGAGCGAACAGCCGGGTGTCGGGGTATAAAGATCGCACGTACGGCATCTGG